AACTTTTCTGTTGCCTCCTCAATGTTTTGAGCTTTAACTGTCACAGGACTTGCTGGTGGATTTGGAAACATGAAATCATGATCCTCCACTTTTTCTGTCTTCTTATTTATTTTTAGCTCCTTGTTTTCATATTCCATATTTTATGTGTATGTTAAATCTTGTAATACATGTGCTTTAATTATTATATCAAACACAATTAAATTATGCGAGCCATGTGTATACGCCTCGGGGAATGATGCTGTGGGGAAAACTCCGGCTCTGGCTACATTGTCAAAAGTAATTGAGTTATCTATTAAATTCATCATTTCCTCCATTAAATCCTCGATTTCAGACGTTGTCGATAGATTGTCCATTTTCTGTATAACTGTGACTGTAAAAGTAAGTTCGCGCACAACACTCCTATTGTCCTCCCACGCTACTGTCTGTATTGCTGGTGGACGAATAAAAGCGGCTGGGTAGCGCTGTATCTCCATATCGAGTGGATCACGTCTGATATCTGCTATTTCAAGCGTACCGAGCTGTGTTTTTGTGGTAATAGGCCAGGCCAAAAGGACTGAAAGTTTATCGTATATCTTTTGTTTTGCATCATTGATTACTGACATGTTATTTTTTGCTTAATTCTTCTGCTAAAAATTTTAAGTTTTCTCTGAAATGACGTTCTATAGCTGGTTGTGACACCCGAGCGATACGTGGCATAAACTGATTATTTTGATGAACCTTGTTTGCATAGTCTACAGTCGGACCAATTGCACCATATAAGTCTTTTGTAACAATTCCAAAATAAAATGATCTTGCTAGATATCCTGTACGCTGTGACCTCGGTGTTTTAAACTGGAAATTCTCATCTACTGCGTTTTTATCAATTTCTGCAACACTATTTTCAATTGCTTGGTTCATATATCGTTTTACTAAATCTGGCCTTTTTGCCCATGCAGACTTTATAGTGTTTAATCCTTCAATTTTGATATCTACATTTATCATATGATGTGTGCTCTTGAATAATTTGCTAGTACAGTTTTATCTGCATCATCGAGGAATGCACCCCATGTTGTAGTAGATCCGTTAAAAGTCTCGGTACTTTTACCCTCACTGTCTCTTTTTTTGAGTCTCTTTGTAACGAGTCTTTCGCAAAGGTCCGTGAGTTCATAAGGCAAGGTGTGTAATGTGTCATCAAATTCATTTGTAAAATCAATCAAATACCCTGCAACATACGTAACAGAGATGTTTGAAATACCAGCCGGGAATGTACCAGATATGTCAATTATCCCTGTTTGAAAGTCGACAGTATAGTCACTTGCATTAAATGTCACCCATGATGGTGTTGCCTGTGTTCCTGCATTGTATTTGACGTTTGTGACTGATACAAGCCCTACCCCATTTCTCAAGATAAGGATATTATTGAGCTTGTCTGAATTGCGAAATGACCCGTTATAGAGTTCATCGGTATATGTCGTACGCGCAAAACGTTTTAAACTACAGTACTTCTGCATAAATTCTGTTGCACCATAAATATATCTTTTGATGATGGTATCTGCAGTAGACCCTGTCATCGCAAGGTTGTCTTTTACTCTTTGTTCAGTTGTAAGTGCATAGTTTATTGCTGACATATATTTTTTATTAATTATTTTGCTATGCCATACCCCCACATGTACATGAGGGTATGAGTAACAAAGTAATGTGTATTAGTTTGTTGGATTTGATGCAGCACCAGTAAGAAGAAATTCAGTTGCAAAAGCAAAACTTGGTGTAGTTCCACCGATAGTTGCTACTGCACGAAGATATCTCTTGCGGGTAGTGTTCAAATTACTAATACGCATGATTTGTGAGTTTCCTGTTGCAGTCACTGTTGTAAGTGTAGCACCAGTAACATCGGAAAAAGATGAGTTGTCATCTGACTCCTGCAATTTAATTGCAAGCGTTGGTGATGTACCAGATACTGTACCAACTTCGAGAGTAAGCATAGCATCTTGATACCCGATTGTATCAACTCCTGTACCGTTTGCTGATGCAGTTGCGGTAACAGGGCGGTGTGAGTAAAGTGCTTTCACACTATCATAAACATTATGGTTCATATATTATGTTTCTTTATTCTAATAATTAAGCAAGGGCTAGATTAATACGTTCAATCAAATCTGCTTTTGAGCCTGTGATAGGCAATTGCATTGATGCAGCTTTTTCTTTAAGTTCTGCGAGACTCATTTCCTCGACAGACTTTTCGTCTGTCGAGTTTTGTGAGTCTTCTTCACTTTCAGTAATAGCAGACACCTCTACAAGGTACTCATCACCGTATGCTTTCGCAACGTTTTCTTCGAGATCGAGAATAGTTCCTTTTTCTTGTCGGCCACTATACCCAATCGGTAGAAGTACTTTATATGTCTTGATCATAAAGAATTAGATTAAACTATTAAGATGCGGCTGTTCTTGCAACGACAATCGCTGATGGCAAACCGATAGCCAAAGCATGACGGTGTGTAAAGCGGATTGCTTTTTGGTTTTTGGTAAACACGTTTGCTGTTCCAACAGTTGCACTGTCTGATTGAGCAATTTCGAGTGTTCCTTTTTCACCCATAAAGATACCTTTTGAAAGGTTACCAAAGACAGCAAATTTTGTAGATACAGCTGTTTGTGCATTAGTTGGCAATTGGTCAGTTGTATACACAGGAAAGCCCCAAAGTGTACCAGCTGGTTGAATACCCTCTTTACGTACATTTGTAGCCACAACACCACCCCATTGTCCAACAACGTATGATCCTGCTGTGTCTTTCTTCTGGCGGATTTTTGCCCACACAGTACGATTAAAGTAAAATGCACAATCACCGAGTATTGACTCTGGAACGTTTGCAATCATTTCTGATGCATCATCCATGTCAAATTCTGCAAATGTATCTTTACCAGTCGCCATAGTGTAAACAGTTACGTCTGATGAACCGAGGATACCTACGAAAGGTGAGCCTGCATAAGTACCACCTTTAAATGCTTCCTTGTCCATACGTACTGCGAGACCTTCTGCGACAAGCGCAATAAGCCAGTCAACAACATTGATTTGAGCGTCTGCAAGCAATGTATTACCAACACGAAGAATAACCATCCATGTTTTAGCAATAAGGCGAGCATCACCAAATGTGACTGTTGTTTCTGATCCATCACTATCTTCACCGACATATTCACCGGTCAAGTCTGCTCCTGTATAACGAGGGACATCGATAGAGTCTGTACTCATAGGGAAACGCATTGCATCGCGAGTTACGATACCTGCACTTGCGGCGATACGCATGATCCCTTGATAGAGTTCATCTGGGATAAGATATCCACCTGCAGAGTCACTGTTTGAAAGGATAGCCGCTTTGTAGAGTCCAGCATTGAGCTGTCCATTTACAAGGTTTTTGAGGTCCTTTGCAAAGTCCATTTTGACTTCATCTGATAAACCAGACTTGTCATTACCATAAAGGCTTTTATCAAGTCTCATTTGAGCAACGATTTTTTTCATCTGTGATGAAACTTCCTTACCCGCGAGGTCCGCAATATTCTTTTCAATAGCCTCATCAACTACTGTTTTGAGTTCTGTTGCGAACATCGCTTTGATTTCATTTTCTTCCATATTTTTATTATGTTAAAAATTCTAATAAATAGGGATTAACGTACTTTGTGACCATTTTTGATAGTCACTTGTTTTGCATCGGTAAGCACTTCTTGCATAACTGTTGCTATGCCTTGCATTGCCCCGCGAAGTTTGAGAAAGTCCCCCGCTCTCTTTACTTCTTCTGCATCCTCAACGTTAGTGTCCGCCGGTACGTCAACATCATTCTCCGAGACATTCTCGGCGAGTGCAATGACTTCCTCAAGGGCAACTTTTGCATCGAGTATTTTTTGTTTATTCGCTTTTGATAATACAGCACCTGCTTTTATTTCTGTTTCAAAATATTTAGCTTTTGCGGTTTCAAAATTATTTTCTGACACAATGATTATTGGTGTTTCAACTGTATTACCTGAAATGAGTGTTATGTATTCTGCGAGCAGTGAGTCAAAAGCATCAACCGGTGTATCTTCATTAAAGTACACATCCATGAAAGCCCAATATACCTTGTCAATCTTACTGAATTTATCCCATTTCATTTTTCGTGCATCTTCATCTGAAATTTCATCGGCAATAGCACCTTTTTCTTCAACCTCTGTAACTTCAACAGCCTCGCCCGGTTCTTCTACTGTTTCGGTTTCTTCTTCTGTTGTTGTTTCTTCACCCTCAACCTGTTTCATAAAGCCTTTTTGTAATAGCATTGAAACGTCAAGCCCGAGTGTTTTCGCCGCATCAAGCGCAAAAGGATTTGCTGGAATTGAAACAAAAGACCATTCAAGTAATTCTGCTTTTGTGATCCTGTTTCCCTCATATTCATTTGGAATAAATCCAATAGATGATGTCTTGAGCATTCCTGCATCGTATAGTTTGCGAAGTGTTTGAGCAAAAGCATGTTCGGCAAAACGGCCCTCTGCAATAGTGACTGTTTTATTACCCCTTGTTTCTCTGATGATGGTATCAGTGATACCAACTGGAATTGCTGAACTATCATGCCCCCAAAGTACGACAGGATTTGTCATGTATCGTGTAGTGTCAAGTCCCTCTTGTACAACTATTTCACCATGACGGTCAACATCATTTGTCGATATGACCATTCTGAAAGTACCATTGTCTGATTTGGTATTTGCTTTCATTGTAGACATGAAACTTTTAAAGTCTGCTGACTCAAAGAGCTTGTGCATTCTTGATGCAACTTCTTCGGTCATCTTAAATAGTGTTTGTTCGTTCATAGTTTTATTATACTCATTTAATTTATAAAAGCGATACTGTGGATAACTTAACGTTTATTTTCGTTCAGTTTTTCCTTAATAAAGTCTAAACTTGTTTTGATTTCCCCGAGTGATACTTTGACATCACTGACACTGTCTGTATTTTTGTCATTCTGTACTTTGAGCACTTCAACCTGGGTCTCGATTGTACTTATCCTATTAGAAAATACACCCCACGACACAAATATTGATGCAAAGACAACAACAATAGGCCAGTGTCGTGATACATCTACCAAAAATTTATCTTGTTTTGTCTCTGTCGTCATATTTATTTTTTAACTGTATTTTGCTTTTGAGCCTCAATACTTGAATTAATAAAGCGCACAACTTCATTCACCTTTTTTTGAGTAGTAAATACTGTGTACAAAATAAAAACCACGCTGATTGAGATCAATATTGATATCGTGATATTTAAAATTGTTTTAAAAGTATTATTCATGAATTTATTATAAAACATTTTCTTCTAAAGAGCTAGCTAAATGTCCAGGGTCCACCTTTTCTAAAAAGGTTGCAATAAATTTACCAGACTTTGTCAAATTCCCATTATTGTGCCGTGCTATAACCTCACTCACTGTATCATCCTCTAGTCCAAAGTTTTCACCTGACCGGGTAAGTGTATGGTTGAGAAAATCCCCATTTGTTACATTATCAAGCTGATCTAATGACACAGCCACACGTTTCAGTATTTTTGCTATGTAAGTAAAGTCTCTTTTGTATATCACTCTGTATGTTATCCCATACGCTAGACCAAAAGGTGTAAATATGATTGTAAGTATAACCGCCACCAATAAAACAATTATACTTATGGTAAGTTGTTTTATCCCCTCTCTCATAACTAAACTACAGCATTGC